ACAGTAAGAACACGACCGTATTTTTCTGCTGCCTGTCCGGCATCCTTTATATCCTTATCCCACAGTGGAAATGAACATTCCCACTTGTTATCTATTGCTGCTTTTACTAATATCTCACCGCCTTCGTCTCGATCAGGCGACACTATTATTCTTTTACCGTTATCTCTCAATTCGTTTATCAGATCTATCTGTACGCTATTTATTGCGCCCAATACTCCCACTCCTGTGGTCAGGTTGGCGTCGATTACACCCTCATGCACTAACACAATCGGCTGTTCATAATTATGTCTGTTACGATCCATATTATAAACATAATCTTCGGGGGTAACTGCTACATAACGAGCAACACTTTTGTCAGGAGGAGTGCCGGCATACCTAGCAGTATAACCTACTAATATCTTACGATGATAATACGGTATAATAAGACGTCGGCTTAACATCTTTGTTTTAGTAGGAGTCCAGTATAAGTTATCGAAGTCAGTCATGCATCGTTGCAAAGCATACTTAGCTACTTTGATAAAATGTTTATCAACGCATCCTTCTTTTGCCCAATCCGATAATGACTTAGTTTCTTCTGGTAACTGCTTTGCAGCCCACTTTTGAGTAACATCAAACTTTGTTTTGTCTGTATCGAATATTTCGCCTGCTTCTTTCTCGCGAAATGCTTGGAATTTTATTCTCTGTACTTCGGAGGCTGGAACTCCTATTGTTCGCAAAAACCATGCCATGTTTACAGACACTAGGTTACCCTGTGCCCATTGCGCATGAAACGCACAATTGAAACAATTGATGCCGATCCGATCGCCTTCTCGCTTTACTCCGAATCTTCCTCGCTTATCGGCATTATGCCCGCGATGAATACACAGTGGACAATTTCCTGATGTCCAACCCTTAGGAGATTTGCGAAGCGGTGGTACGTGCTCGACTATTACTTTTTCTATGACATCTAATAACACTCGTATATTATAACATACTCTGTGTCAAATAGCAAGTCTAAAGATAGGAGATTTTACTTAACATCGGCAGGTTGCCTGGATCTAGCGTATTCGGTTCGGGTAAGAACGCACACTTTACCCACATAGTATTGGACGTAAATATAAAATATACTGTTTCCGTAAGATTCTCAAAATATATATCTTCATACTCGTCAGTTACAGACATTATTCCAACATTAATTGGTGGCTTTTTATATCCGTGATAATCAGCGGGTGCAATCGAAAACCACGTACCGTAATCTGCCGGTGGCACATGATCTAACGAACCCATTATACGAAGCAAACCCTTATAACCGTTTCCGTTTTCATCTATTACCGGAGTAACTGCTATAGTGTGGATCATATTTTTTAGGTTTTTGGTTCTGTGTCCAGGAAACGACGATGTAAAAAATGTGTCTACAGGTGCGCCTGCCAGAACTAAATAATCTCTAACAAATTCTGTCTCTTCCGATGCTTGTGGAGGAGTTTTATCCACAGAATCTATTACTTCGGCATATAACCGTATGTTGGCTGCTGTATCTGAATAAAACGGGGTAGATGCTTGATCGCCTGGGATGCCAGGAATAAAGTTCTGCTGGCCTGTAATGATTAGTTCATAATTGCCGGGTGGTATATCGTGTAAGTCGCCTTCAAACAACGATAGAACTAGTTGCCCTTTAGCAAGTTCTAATACCCGACAAGATTTCTTTAATACTCTTTCTTCCGTGTACGTATCAACTAACGTTGCCACAACATTCATTTGGTTAACTGGTATTTTTCTTCTATCGGAATCTAATACCTGAAATTTAATCTGGTTGTCAACTCCTTTGTGTATTTTTACTTTTCTTTCTAACATAGGCCTCGAATCCGTCGTATTACATTCACATGATATTATCCCATTGTCGTATAATAATGGAATAAAGTAGTCGTCTTTGATGAGAGTATATATCATAGTAGTATTTATCAACGGGGGTGGTCAAAATTCTTATAAATAAAGTTATGGAAAACATAGAGACAATACAAGACCAATTCCCATTTCTTAGTTGCATACAATACCATACAACTGAATCCATCTGCATTATTCAAAATTCCGATGAAAAATTCATTAGTTTTTATGATCTGAATATGCTAAAAACAGAAGATGACAGAAAACGATTCCTAGACATGGGCGACATATGGTGGTGGGAAAGTAACAGAATTTTACCTATATCAATTTTCATAGGATTACCTATGAGAGAATTTAGATATTGTTTAAGAACAATTGCAAGAAAAGACACAGAAATAATATTCGGACCTTGCATCTCTCTAAAAACAATAGTAAAGAAACGCATAAAACGTAGGCAAATTTCGTTAGTTATTAAGGCTTAGACGGATCATGTAACATATTCGTGGTTTTAGAAGCTTTCTCAGAAAGCAAATTCATCTGAATTACTATCACCATGGCATAACTTACTGCATGACTTTTTTTGAAGAAGTATCCTTCGCCAACAGTTTTTATCCATACCTCTTTCTCAACAACGTCCCAAGATTTGTATCGTAGTCCCGATTTTGCAGGTCGTATTACTGCTAATAACATAGCAAGCTCAAGAACACTGGTTGGCGCCATTGCTACTGTAAGAGCCGAATATGAGGATATATGAAACAATTGTGCTATAATCTCGGGAATAGTTAACATTTCCCAAACCGGTTCTTGTTCTATCAATTTATACAAATGTTCTTCGTTCTTAACACCTTCGTATGCTGCATTATTTAGAAAATCCACTTTGAAAAATCCCATATCAGCAGCATCGTCATACCCTATTGTAGCAATATTCGTCATTGGGTCTTTAGGTATTTTCTGAAAATAGATTCCTGAATTATGAACTTGATCTTTACCTTGCAGCTTTGCTCGAACATGAGGTAAGTTCATTAATACTCTTTCCCTATCGAAAAAATCAATATCTACATCGGTGTTAAATCTTAACGTCATAAGCCTGAACTCTTTGCTATATTTTTCACAAAAACAACATCGCCTATTTGTCTGCTAAATTTACTCTGCCAGATTTCCGGATCAACTGCTTCCGAAATAAGCTTTTCCTGCTCTTCACTAAACCTATCCCACAATAAGTCGGACGATGGAGCTAAATATAAAAGCCATGGACTAATTCTTCCTGACCGCACTAATTGGACTGCTTCAAATGTATTAACACTACCGAAGAAATCCTGCAAAGTTAACTCGTTCTCAGTTGCCCACCGTTGCATCTCCAATACTGTTCGCTCGAATGCCCTTTCTGCTAGCTCCTTAGCTATGTGTTCTTTCAGATATGCATTATATGTCGAATCAAAACACCACTTGTCAATTGGTATTCCGTTTCGTATTACATATTCTATAAACTTATCGGCATCAATGGGATTTAAGTCAGCTAAATGCCGGCCATATTTCACGAAAGCTGTATACATTCTGTCTTGTATGAATACTTCTTGTGTTTTTGGCTTCTTAGACTGGGTTGTCATTGTGTAGAACTGCTGGTATACCCTAAACCCTAACCTGGCTCCAATAGTATTTTTATCTGCCCAACGTTTTTTCTTTGGACACATATGAGCCGACAATGTTTTAGCAGTAGTAAACTCTTTTTTACAAAACTGGCACTTATTCATTTACTTTCCAAAGATAGTTACAATTTCGTCATCGGGATAACCATATTGTTGAGCTAGATCTTTTAATTCATCAACTGTGTGCATGGATATCAATAGATCGATTTCTTCCAAGTTATTTAACGGATTTAATTCCTGCATAAATTCTTGTATTTTGTTTTTCTTAGGTTTAGATACTGGCGGAAAGACATGCTTTGTTCTTTTCCCTGTGCCACACATTGCCAACAGCATCCAGAACAACTTAGGATGCTTTGAAATTACGCTAAAATCTTTATTTACTAACTCGTTTACTGACCACAACAAATGTGCTCCATCCATAAAATCAGTACTCGAACTTGTCCATTGCATTACAAGCCATGGACTGAATTTTTGTTTCTTTTCGTCAGACAGACGATCATAAAATCCTATGTCGTTTCGATCTACTGCATTAAGCATGTCAAATAACGGGATTTCTTCTGCTACAACTTCGCCGGTATATGTTTTGTAAGTTAGATCTTCGGCATTGCCGTCGAATAATGTTAAGTATGCTTCGGCATCGACTGGATGTTCGTTTGTGATTTCGCCGTCTATTGCTTTTACGGCATTTTTCTTTT